AGCCGTGTCCGTGAATGTCTTAAAAGCGTTTGCCATTGCTTACCCCAGTGCGATTGCAAAGGCCAAAGCGTTGGGGTCACTCTCAGTGAAACCCTGTGCGTTGCCTGATGCGTCTTGAAAAATCATCTTCTCGGCAGGAAGGGTGCAGAACAAAGTTTTCGTCCCAGCGCCCCAGTTAACTGCGCTGTCGCTGTTAGAAGACTGAAGAATGGTGGTTCTAGCCAGCGTCGTTCCCGACGCTGTGTAGGTTCCGATGCCGACCTCGAAGTCCGTTCCGTCCGTGCAGGCATAGTAAGTTGTGTTGCCATTGCCGACCGAGGAGAACGCCTCAAACCCTGTGACCGCACCGGCGAGGGTGTATGTTCCGGTGCCTGTCGTGGTCGAGGTCTCTTTAACACGGTCCCTTAGAACCAGAGCCATTACTTCAACTCAATAGTCAGGTTCGTCGCGTTGATGCGAAAGATGTCACCCGTAGCAATCTGCTTCGACGCATCCAGCGCGCCAACAAACAGGATGTTGCCGGAGGATGATGCGTCAACGATGAACGCATGAGTAATGGTCTGCGTGGTGCCGGTGGATGCCGGGAACTCAATGTTGTTTGTGTTCGTCACAGTCTGCTGGTCAGTCGAAGAAGATGCTAGTGTCCAGTTGGCGGCAGTCACTTGCTGACGCGCATAGGAGCCAAAGGCGGCTTCTGTGAGAGACCCTGCCTCTGCGTCCGAGACAGCGGTGGCAAGGCCAACGTAGATGCTGTCGCCCGGAGATGTAAAGGCTGTGTTCTTGAAGATGTGAGCAAGCAGCTTGTTCTCCAAGTAGGTGGTGGCTGCGTTACTGGTTGCCATGTCTTAACCCTCGTTTCTTTGATACATATTGTCGATGGAGTTGCGTATCTGCTGCTCTTGCGTGATGTCTTGAACAGCCTTCTGATACATAGCCATGTACCTCTCCTGTAGGGCATAGTTTCTGTTGAAAGCCGCAGCTTCCACAAGAGACCCATAGAGAAGTGCATCGCTTGCGTTGTCGGTCAGCCAGTTTGTCAGGTTTGAGGATGACAGGGCTGGGAGCCGACGCCGGTAGCTAATCTCGACAGAGATGTTACTAGCCGGAGTTGGTGCGACATACATCGTGTCGTCGTCAAAATAAGCGTAATAGCGAGGGGAGCCTGTCGCTGTTCGGTCAGGCCAGTACTCCATCATAAACTCGTCAGAGCGTAGAAGGAGTAGCGTCCGGCTATTACTTTCAATGAGATGGAGGTTTTCCAGAGAGACCATGTCGGATGGCATGGAGATGAACGGGTCATTCGCCGTAAGCGTGGAGGTCGCGCGACGGCGAAAAGCAGGAATCCTGAGTTCCCGCGAGAGCTTGAGTTCGGTGATGTCGATGAAGGTGTCAATGGCAGCAGAGAACTCTGTGCCGTCATCCTCCATGAAATCTTTGATGTTTTGAACAAGCGTTGTGTAGTTCATGGTGTGTTAGCCGTTCCGCCCATACCTGAGTGGTTGGTGCAGTAGTAGTAAAGAGTGGGCGCTCCACTCTGAACTGCGATTTGCGTGTAAGCCCCTGCCTGACCCGGTGTACCCACTGCTGTCACGCCTGTGGTGTACTGAGAGCCACCGCCATGTGTTCCGTTAGCAGTTGTGCTAAAGCGAAGGGGATGGCCACTATTTGAGGCATCAGATTGGTCGAAACGGTAAGTAGTTCCCTCATTAAGGGTGACCGTAGGAGATGCTCCAGATAGTCCGGCGATATAATATTTGTTACCACTTCCATAGCCATTTGTCCCGTAGGCAACAGTAACAGTAAGGGAGGTGTAGGAAACGCCCCCTATTGTTGTTGCGTCAGTCGTCTGCGTAAAACTTGAAATTGCGCTCGCCGCGCCGATGGCCGTGACTACAGAAGCAACGGTCATCTGCGTTTCCAAATTCATGGTGGAACCGACGATGGTAAAGTCGTTTACACCTGCGGTATGCGGGAACCGACTTGCAAAGGCTGCAATGTTACTAGCAGGCTCCACCCTGTCGGGCCTCGGATGACGTAGAGCTTGAGCGTCAATCACCTTGACCCTCCCAAGCTGAAGTTGCGGGTGGTCCTCGTCGAAACACGGCGGACACACCCTCAACCCATTTGGCTTACGGTTCTCTACCTCTGGCTTGAGTTGTTGATACGGAAATCTTTGGCCACATCTGTCACAAAGAGCAAAAGACTTCTTGCCAGCGGCAAACCGGGCCATTAGCTCATCCGGGATTTATATACTGGCTTGCCACCGTACATCATGCCCTTGGCCTTGCCACCGCGTGCCATGCCCTTGGCCTTCATTGTCTTGCCGCCGTAAGCCATTTTCTTTGCACCCTTCTTAGCAGCAGCTTTTTTTGCAGCCTTTTTCTTGGCTGCACCCTTTGCTTTCTTGGTTGGGCCACCCTTCTTCAGAAAGGCTGGCACCATTTTGCCATCCTTCTCCTTCATAGGCATCTTACCAGCGCCGCCCCTTTTCATGCCCTTAGGCTTCTTCATCTTCATCCTCTGCCTCCGCATAAAGATTGTTAAACACTCTTGAAGTGTCGTTCACATAGTTTGGGTCTTGCTTCGAGTGATGAACCCACTGACTTGGCGTAAAGTCTGGTGGGCCATCTCCAGTCACAAACCACGCGGGATTTGTAACACGGACCCTGTTATTAGGAAGGGCGACGATGTTGCCCGTCCACTTTCCTGCGTCCATAAGCTCCAGCACATGACTTTGCTTATGTTGCGCCGGGTCGTCAGCTACTTCAGTGTCTGTGTAATCTACAGTGAAGTAGTATTTCGCTGGGAAAAAATCCCCATCAATCTTTGCGAGCCAAGGACAAGGTGTGGCCCTATTCAAAACAAAAACTGAATGATGGTGCGACTGACAATCCCAAGGTTGGGCTATCTCAGTCGGCATGGGTTCGGGCCACTCGTCAAAGGGAGTGTCCCCAACAAGTGCGGTCAGCGGCATCCGCGCCCACATTGCGCCCCCATGTATATTTTCTTCTTCGTCTTCGCATCCTGTGAAAAGAATTTGAAAACTTAACGTCCGCATGGGCAGCGTGGTCACAGCTATCGCCATGCCATGCAGAAACTCCCCATGATACCTATCGAAGTTTGTGGTGTACTCCCTCCGAACCCATGTCTTGAAGTATGGGATATTACTGGTGATGTAGTTCATCTAACGCTGGGTACAATCCTAAAATCTGACCGGTCTCGGTCCTCAGTAGCAGCTAGATTGAAGTCTTCTTCATACACTTGTTTCAAGAGCGGAATACGCTCGGCTACCATCGGGTTTTTCAAGGCTAGTTGATAAGAAAGCCCTGACACTATTGCAGGTAGAAATCTAGCTGGTGCATCGTATTGATTGTTCGCTCCAGAAACTGTGTCGTGTATTCTCCTAATACGATAATACACTAATGTATATGTATTGTTATCAGGAATTGGCCACAGCGTTATTTGTGGGGCATCACGCAGACGTTCGATGTAAATCTTGACCGGACGGCCAGTCGTGTTTTTTGCGGAGATACCGGCGTACTCCCCGACACTCATTCTTGTTATTGTCAGGTCGCTCTGGGATGTTCCGGTGCCTGTTCTGATGGAGTGGTCAAGCACACTGACGGTGTCGGCAGGCAGCGTATATGTTGCAGTCCCCGACGAAAGCGACAAGGTCGTGTCTTCGACCGTCCAAAGATTGATACCTCTATTAGCAAAATCCTGTGACAACAGGTTGAGAGAACGTCTGGCGGTGCGGAAGTCATTGCCAGAGAATGCACGGCCCAACCCTGCGCGCTCATACGCCTCTTCAATTATTTCATTGATATCAAGATTGAACGTAGCTGTTCCGCTCGTAGCCATTCCCTAATACTCTCCAACGCGTATTCTGCATCAGCGCGTTTTTCTCTGACTTTTTTGACCTTGGTCGCCCGACCTTGTTCAGAAACTGTTGTCTTTCTATGTCTCATATGGGCCTTCTTGACCCTACGATAACACATGCTATTAACGGTATCTCGCTGTCTTCTTCGCTATTTTCTTGGGCTGACGTGAAACCTGTTTACCGGCGCGGCGAGCCTTCCGCTTGGCTTTCGTGGTGGCCGCATATTCCGCCGACGAGAGGGCCTTGATAGCACGAGACGGTAGATATCTCTCCCCGGTTGCTTTTGGACCCTGCGTGGACGGTTTGCCACTCTTCGTCCTCCACTTCTGCTTTGTCCAATCTTTCAGCGACTTTTGGCTTTTTTTGAGGGGCATTAGTTTTTGTATCCACCACCAGCTTTTTTATAGGCTTGGGCCATCATCTGAGCTTTTCTGGCACTCCACTGACCCGGAGCGCCGCCCTTTCCACCAGCCTTAATTCTGTTGAATATACGCTTGCGTAATCCCGGCTTCGTGTAGTTACCGGCCTCGTTGACACGCGATTTGGTTTTCTTTTTAGCGGGTCGCTTTGCTGGTTTTCTCAACTCACAATCCTTTCAAGTACATCACAAAGAAGTACATAATCGCCGCCCCACCGATTAAGATGGTCGGCAATGCAGTCCATAGAATGATTGCGTCTCTGACCTTTGCCCTATGCTCCAGTTCTTCTTTCTGGATTTGGCGCTGCCTAGCAATCTCAGCCTGTAGTCTTTCCCATTGACCGGGCTTACCGAAGTACTGGAAGATTTGGCGCATCTCTTCCCGCTTGGCCTTGAGGTCCTCCTGTTTGAAGAACTCGTCAATCCCGGCTTGTTCCGCGCCTGTCAGCTTTGAAAAGAAGCTCTTCTTCTTGCGGCTTGCGCCGAAATTGAGTTCCGCTTCAGCTTTGGCATAACGCGAAATCGGCCCCGAAAGGCTGTGCAAATCCTTTCCGGCCTTAATAGATTTGGATATGGCGTCAGCGGCCATTGTGCAGGCACTGAGCGCACTAATCGGGTCAATCATTTCCCACCCCTAGTAGACTTCGATAGACCCTTTCTTTACATACTTGGGTACACAGTAAGCTGTGACCCTATCCCTCTGGTCCATGAGGTAATTAAATTCGTAATTGCCGTACCTCTTGGCAGCTTCTTTTGCGAAGAAGTTGCACTCTGTGACACTCCTAAAATACCTGTCTCCACTTGTGAGCTTGCGGAACTCTCCTGTGCCGAGGTACACCAGCAACAGAAAAACATGTTCCATTAGGAAATTTTGAAGCTACCGCCCTTTACTGCCGCGCCCATACCACGACATGTCGGTCCACCGTTCTTCATTCCCGGCGGCTTTGGGTTGGTGCTTTCAGCGTTCATGGGGCGGCGTGGGTCAGCCGGATGAAACCTGCCATTCTTTTTCCGAAACTCGTCAAACATCTGCATCTTTGACTTTGGTTTCTTCATCGGGGGCTTGGTCACTTGATTTTGCATGTTCGCTCTTGCCATTGCCATTATTTCATCCATCCTACAATTAAGTGCGCTACGCTTCCGAAGATGCCGCCAACCGCAAGCATGACCCAAAACGCGCCCTTCCATCGGTTCGCTTGGGCCTTCAATTCGGAAACCTCTTCGTGAACATGTCTTACCTCGTCAGAAAGCGTTTTGATGCGCTCCTCCAAACGGGCAAGGGTTACTTCCACTGCCTCTGCCATATCAGCACTTCCATCTTCGTCTCGCCTGACGGAGACGGCTGTTAGGGTTCTTCGCTGCCTTTGGGAATTTTTTCATCTGCCCGGCGCTGCGTGCGCAAAAAGACTTACGACGCTTGGCATCCTTGCTGCCCTTTTTGGGATTACCGGTGACAGCAGTCTTCCTTC